CAATTCAAGTCCTATGAGCAACTTGAGACCCGTCTGAAGATGGTTCTGGGTCAGAAACGTCCTGCTCCCCGCATTGAGGAAGAAGAGGATACTGAGCGTGGTAACGACTTCAAACCTGACTGGGCAGCAGATCGTCCTAGTGCTAAGGCAGACTTCAATGCACCAGACATCACACCTACCAAGACAAGTGATGATGAAGATGATGCTCTCTCATACTTCCAGCGTCTCGCTGAAGAATGATCAAGAATAAAGTCTAATATTATCTCCTCTTTTCAAGGTTCTGCTCATGTATTGAGTAGAACCTTTTTGGTATTCCATCATTTCTTTGAGATCATCAATAGCAATAGAAACATATTCCGGTTTTAGTAAGTATATGTTTCTCTTATCATCTTGTATCTTCTCCTCATATCCTTGATTAGTAACAGGAATTGCAGGAGTTCTTTTATTGACTGTCTGGGTATCTATATCAGTATAGATAAAAGAAAAGTTTTCATCTACAGTTATACCTGCTGGAAATAAAATCACACCATCAGCAGTTTTGATTTCTTTAGATTCATAATGATGAACAGCATTCAAATTTTCATAAGATCCATACTTCTCCAACAGAAAGTTATCATAATTTTGTTGAGTAAGTGGCCATTCTGTTTGAATGTTGATGATATTATTTGATAGTAGAACAACCCAATCTAAATTACTATCGGCATATACTTTTTTAGCAACGTTGTCTGGTCTATCATCACCTTCTATCTTATACTTTGTAAATGTCGTGAGGTCTTTGAAAATATCATCACGAAGATAACCTTTTTTAAAAAAGTTTTTTACTGGAGCATAGTCTGAAATTTTTGCACCAGCGTATCTACTGACGTATTCAAAATCTGGTAAGTAACTGAAGTAATTAGACATTAGAAACCAACTCCTGATGATTGATAGTCGTCTTGATAAACAGGTACAATTTCCTGGAATGTCATGCCCAAATCATATCTCACAGGAATATCATCATCAAAACTCATGAAGTTGTTATTAGGTGCATAATTTGTTGTAAGTGATGTAAGGGCACATACTTTGAATTTGTTCAAGAATTCATTTTCTCCACCACCCCTACCTTTGTGATAGGATAATTTGAATAAGTTTGGAGATTTTAAGAACAATGTAGATTGGGTTCTTCTAGGAGCCATACTTATCTTCAATGCCCTGATGATATTTACTACCATCCTTGCTTCAGTAGAACTTCTAGGTGATAACTGATAATTGAAAGAAAAACTTCTGAGGTCTGGATTGTTGAATAGTAGTTCACTATTGGGGTTGATGATTGCACCATCTCTTCTTTGAAGTGCTTGCTTACCAATACCTGTCGCTGCTTGAGTCAGTAAGGTAGCAACTAATTTTTTTGAGTCTTCAGAATTTTTACCAATGTCTGCTGCAATACCTCTTGCTCTTTCTGTTACTCCCTCTACATCACCCTTCATTCCATCTAACATTAGATTTCCTAACGCAGCATCAAGGGCAGACATATCTCCTTTGCCCCATCCAGCAGTGTTAGCATCAGATGCACCCTGTGCTATGGGAAGATAGATGGTAGTAAGAATTTCTCCTAAAGGTTCTCCTGCTGCTCTACCGCCAAAGATTCCATTACCACCCAATCCACTTCCTTTATAATCATAGATTTGAATTCTCAATGAGGACTGAGTATCTTTGAGAGTTTCTGGATAAAATAAAGCGGCATCACCACCAGTCAATGTAAGAGCACCTGGTCTATTATCTATTACTTCAATTTGAGATGTCCTTGATTGATCATCTGTCTGATCTGGTTGACTTTCAGTGGCGCTTGGTTGTTCTATATAACGGAGACCCGAATCAGAAAGTTGTTGTCTAACAGCTTCTGTTGCATTTTTGTTTATAATAGTTGCCCTATCTTTATCTGCTGTCTTCTGAAACTCAACAGCAAATAAATCCTCAAATTGTGATACCGATACATTTTCACCTGTTACTGAATTATATCTTCTACTAAACCTAGGTCTTAGGTCCCACGTACCATCAGCAGCACCGGTTGCCGCAAGTCTTTCTTCACCATCAACCACTAAAAAAATCTCAGAGATACCCGTATCGGTATCAACCTTAGTCACGGTTGGTATGGGAGGATTGCCGTATGTTCTACTAGAAACAACTGTAGCCATTACACAAGGTTTATATTTATTTAGTTAGGATTTTCGCATAAGGTAACGCAAGTAAATCATCCAGTTCTTGCTTGCTTACTATGTATACTACTCCACCTAGTTCTTCCCAGGTATATCGTCTAACCTCACCCCAGTGAAAGTTGATTCCCTGAAATCCCCAGGGATATAGTTCAGTCACAGCAACTAATGGATGCTGGTCATATGCTACACCCGGAGTCTTAGCATTGTATTCAAAGGTACAGAACTGTCCTGGTTCGGGGATAGGGTCAGTAGTATCACGCAGTGCATCCATAATCAAGAACATCAGTTCTTCTGGGTCATTAGTTTCAACTGTTTGATCCTTGATTGCTTCGATGCGATTCATCTGTACTTGATACCCAGTTCGTCTTCTGTTATGATTATGAATTCAACTTTTCTATCAGCACAAAATTCTCTTGCTGCTTTCCATTTTGCCTGATTGACTGCATAAGTTTTCATCTCATACAGGTTTTTTCTTTTAGGTGGTTTTGTTTCTCTTTTTGGTTTGACTTCTACAATATAAGTTTTGATATTACCTGTTGCTTCTTTGACTTTCATTATAAAATCAGGGTAATACTTATGAACTCTATTATCAACTGGACTGATGTAGGGTATTGCTAATTCTTCACTTCCCCAGGTCAAAATATTTTTACTGCGGTCACAATACATACAAAATTTTCTCTCCCAGTTACTGCGACAGACAATATTGTTAGGATTGCCTGCATACTTCTCTGGGTATGATGGTTTGTAAATGCTTTTATGACTTTTGGACATACATAATATATACCAGTAAATTTATTTAGATGACTAGACCAAGGTCAGTAGCAGACATCAAAGCAAAGTTGTTGAGACCGGCAACCACAAATCACTTCTCGGTAAATATCAATCTCCCAAGTGGATTGAGTATAGATGGTTATGATCAAGATGATTTGAATTTGATGTGTTCGGATGCAGTTCTTCCTGGTCACAGGTTAGCAACGTTTGAAGCAACTAATGATAGGTATGGTGTTACTGAGAGACACGCATATAGAAAGGTTCACGATGATGAATTATCTCTTACATTCTATGTGGATGAAGAGAAGTATCTTCCTATAAGAGTGTTTGAAGGTTGGATGGCGTTCATTACAAATGAAGGTCCTGATATGGCAGAGATAAATTACTCATATAAGGTAAGGTATCCTACTGATTATAGAACCTTTATGGAAATATATAAATTTGAAAAAGACTATGATACCTCTCTAGCGTATCAGTTTTTTGATACTTACCCAACCTCCATTGCATCAACACCAGTATCATATTCAGACCAGAATAATCTGCTGAAGTACACCGTAGGATTTTCCTATATCAAATATAAAGCATTCGTACAGTGATACTAAATAAAACCACATGAAATGTTTATAGGATATTATGCCTTTACCAAAGATTGCTACACCAACTTATGAACTTGAGTTGCCTTCAACAGGAAAGACAATTAGATATAGACCTTTTCTAGTCAAAGAAGAAAAACTTCTTGTGATTGCACTGGAAAGTGAAGACAATAAACAAATTACTACAGCAGTCAAGAGTGTTATTCAAAACTGTATTCTGACTAGAGGCATCAAAGTAGAGCAACTGCCTACGTTTGATATTGAATTCTTGTTCTTGAACATCCGTGGTAAATCTGTTGGCGAAGAACTAGAAGTCAACCTCATCTGTCCTGATGATGGTAAGACACAAGTGTCTGTATGGTTGGATCTGGATGAAATCAAAGTATTCAAACCAGAAGGACATACTAATCGAATCAAGATTGATGATACTATTGCAATGGAGATGAAGTATCCATCCCTGGAGCAGTTTATTTCAAGTAACTTTGACTTCACTGATAAGAATGCAATGGATCAATCCTTTGAATTGATTGCATCTTGTATTGATAAGGTGTTCACTGAAGAAGAGGTGTGGGCAGCAGCAGATTGTACTAAAAAAGAGATCAAAGAATTTGTTGAGTCAATGAACTCTTCACAGTTCAAGGACATTGAAAAGTTCTTTGAGACAATGCCTAAACTGTCTCATAAACTTACTATCAAGAACCCTAAGACTAAAGTAGAAAGTGATGTCATTCTGGAGGGACTAGCATCTTTTTTCGCGTAGCCCTGATCCATATGGATCTTGAAAACTACTACCGCCTAAACTTTGCCTTGGTGCAGTATCATAAATACTCATTGACTGAAATTGAAAATCTTATTCCTTGGGAACGAGACATTTATGTTGGTTTATTAGAATCGCATCTTGAAGATGAAAAACTAAAACAACAGCAAAATGGTTGATTATAAGATAGAACCACCCTATGAAGCACTAGACAAAGACCGTCCTTGGTATACCGCCAAGGTTGGCGAAAGAACTTGGGATATTCTCAAAGCAAAACTGACTGGTGGAACTGATTCTGGTGGTACAGGATATGCATCGACGGTCAACTTATCTGATGCTGATGCTGATAAACTCATAGAAAATATGAAGAAGGACCCTAGGGGGTATCCTCAATTCAGTGATGGTGGCGGAGGAATGAACTTCTACTCAAACTATGAGAAGTTTCAGGCGTGGTTAGTAGAATCATATTTGGGCAAACCAGTAGAGCAAGAAGAAGAGGAAGAGGAAGATATTCCAGAGGGACTTGATGATTTGCTAGGTTCTATTCAAGATGAACCAGCAGAAGAAACTCCAGAACCAAAAGTAACTACTATAAAATCATCTGCGATTGTACCTACCAAATTTCTTGGCGAAAGGTATGAGAAGTATCGCGATGAGTTGATAGCAGAAGGCACTATTGAAGGTGAACAACTAACTGGTGAGGAAAGGAAGGAAGGATTCAAGTCAAGAAATAATTCAGATAAATTCAAATCCTTTGTTGATAACTTCCTGAACCGAAAGAGAGAATCTGATGCAGTTGCTGAGACAGGTGGTGGTGCTCTACTAGTTGCTAAAAAATCTATCGATCCAGATAAAATCAATTCCCTTGAAGACGATGGAGATGATAATCTAGGTAATGTACTGAAAGGCATAGATGATATTCTTCAAGTTCTAAAGAAAGATCAAGAATTAGAGAAGAAAAAATCTGCTTCTGAAGCAAGACAAGAAGAGAAGAAAAAAAGAAAGACAGAGGAAAAGAATTTAGAGAAAACTAAAGAGGGTTTTCTTGGTAAGGCAGCAAAGAAAATAATCAAACCAGTCAAAGGTTTGCTTG